TCATCTAATTCTTATTATACTTTTGTTGGTTTGACTGAGCCGACAAAAATTCAAGCAACATGGAATAATAATCCCCCTGCGCCTATTGATAGTTTTAATGATCAAAATGATTATTATGATACAATGATTGCTTTGAAAAAAGTAACATCTAGTGATGTAAAACAAGTTGTAAGAAAAAATAGTTGGACTTCTGGAACAACATATGATTATTACAGACCAGACTATAGTATCAACAATCCACCGAAAAATGGACAAGGAACAACTCTTTACAATGCAACCTATTATGTCGTAAATAGTGATTTTAGAGTTTACATTTGCTTAGAAAATGGGACATCTCCTGAAAATCCAGACGGTAAACCATCTCTTGACGAACCAACTTTTACAGATTTAGAACCAAAGGCTGCAGGTTCAAGTGGAGACGGATATATTTGGAAATATCTTTATACAATTAAACCATCCGAACTTATTAAATTTGACTCTACTGAGTATATGCCAGTGCCATCTGACTGGTCAACTGGTGCTGATAACTCTGCCGTTAGGGACAATGCGGTTGATGGTGGTATAAAAGTTGTAATTGTTCAGAATCGTGGTGTTGGTTTAGGCACAGCAAACAGGACTTACACAAGAGTTCCAATCAAAGGTGATGGTAGCGGTGCAGAATGTACAGTGACGGTCAATGCTGACCAAAAAATTGGATCAGTAACTATAACAAATCAGGGATCTGGATATACTTTTGGAACAGTTGATATTGTTGCTGGAGGTTTACCAAGACCAGATTCTTACCCTCAACTTGATGTTATAATTCCACCACAAGGTGGTCATGGTAAAGACATCTATAAAGAATTAGGTGCTTCAAACGCACTTGTGTATTCTAGAATTGAAAATGACTCTGAAAATCCTGATTTCATAACTGGTAATGAAATATCTAGAATAGGTATTATTGAAAATCCACAAGCATTTGGATCATCAGCGTTACTCTCACTGGACAAGGCTAGTGCAGCATATGCTTTAAGACTAACAGGAACTGGTTATAGTTCCGCTACATTTACAACAGATTCCATAATCACTCAAACAACTGGAACTGGTGTAACCGCGATCGGTAAGGTTCTTGGGTATGATCAAGTTACAGGTGTTTTAAAATATTGGCAAGATCGCACTATGGCAGGTTTTACAACGGTTGGATTAGGAACCACTGCGCCCATACATGGATTTAATGCTGATAGATTTACTGCTAATATTTCTGATGGAGGTAGTTTCAACATTGTTCCCAATAATGGATCTACTACTTTAGCGATTCAAACATCATTTAGCGGTCTATCTACCTCAATAAATAATAAAACATATTACCTTGGTCAAACATTTACTAATGGTGTGTCAAATCCAGAGGTTAAAAAATACTCTGGTAATATAATATATGTTGATCATCGACCAGCCATCACCCGTTCTTCTAATCAAAAAGAAGATATCAAAGTTATATTGCAATTCTAATCACTCATGGCACAAACAACCAATTTAAACGTATCGCCATATTTTGACGATTTTAATGCAGATGACAATTACTATAAGGTCTTGTTTAAACCCGGATTACCGGTTCAAGCAAGAGAATTAACTGGTTTACAATCAATACTTCAAAATCAAATTGCAAAATTTGGTCAACATATTTTTAAAGAAGGTGCTAAAGTTATTCCCGGAAATACAACATATTTTAGGGACTATAGTTGTGTAGAATTAAATAATGAATATCTGGGAATCACAGTACAATCGTATATTGATCAATTATTAAATCGTAAAATAGTTGGATTAACATCAGGTGTTTCTGCGACAATTGTTAAGATTATTAGTTCTTCAGAATCTGAGAGAGATAATTTAACAATATATGTTAAATATGATTCATCAGGGGTAAACAATACAAATAAGACATTTATTGACGGTGAGTTATTTGCTGCAGATATTGATATAGTATCTGGCCCAGAAAATAGTTCATTTATTCCTAGAGGAGAATCTTTTGCATCTGCGATATCAACAAATGCAACATCTACTGGAGCATCATACTCAGTCTCAGAAGGTGTGTATTTTGTCAGAGGAACTTTTGTTAATGTTCCAACTCAAACTTTAGTTTTAAGTCAATATACAAATACACCAACCGGTAGAATAGGTTTAAGAATTTTAGAGGAAACAATAAACTCAGACGAAGATGAAAATTTAACTGATAATTCAAAGGGTTTTAACAATTTTGCTGCTCCCGGTGCCGATCGTCTTAAAATAACATGCTCATTGTTTTTTAAAGGAATTGATGATTTAAATGATGACGATTTTGTTGAACTAGCATCTGTAAGAAATGGAATTTTAAGAACAAAAGCAACAACATCTGACTATAATGTTCTTGATGATGAACTTGCAAGAAGAACATATGCAGAGTCGGGTGATTATACTGTTAGACCGTTTTCAATAACAGTAAGAGATTCACTAAATGACGAATTAGGTAATAATGGTGTGTATAATGAGGGTGAATCAACAGAGGGTGGTTCAATAGCTGATGAAGATTTAGCATTATTTCAAGTATCTGACGGAAAAGCTTTTGTAAGAGGTTATGAACTTGACAAAACAAATTCTACTTTTCTTGATGTTGAAAAACCAAGAACAGTTAAGACATTAAAAGGTAAAAGAATAAATTATAACACAGGATCAACTCTTAGATTGAATAATATAAAAGGTTCTCCAGAAGTTGGTCTTGGAAATACATTTGTTGTAAGTCTTAGAGATCAAAGGCATATTGGACTACCAATTAACTCTGGTATAGCAACTGGAAAGGAAATAGGTCTTGCTAGAGTATATGATTTTGCCTTAGAATCAGGATCATATAATGCGACTAACGGAAGTGTTAATGAATATGACATTTCATTATATGATATTCAAACATTCACCGAAGTAACTTTAAATACTAATCATACACTCTCAACACCAGTATTTGTAGAAGGTAAATTTAGTGGTGCAACAGGATTCTTAAGATCATCTGTTTCAAATAGTACATCTTTAACTTTATATGAAACACAAGGTGATATAGTGCCAAATGAACCTCTCATATTTAATGGGATTGAAGACACTCGTGTTGCTTTAGCAATAACTTCATTTGGTGTATCTGATGTTAAATCACTTTTTGCTGGCCCAACATTAGGATTAGATGGAAATGTTGGAGCTGCCCAAAGTTTTGTAAGTGATGTTGTACAAAGAGATCAATTTATATTTGGAAATGCAGTCATAACAGAAGTTAATGGAAAAACTGGTTTAAGCACAGTTACAAGTTCCAACCCACAGTTCCCCGGTAAACTTAAAATAGGTAGTTTATTAAGTTTTGGTGGTTTAGATAATGATTTGAAATCTATTGTAAGAGTCACGGAGGTAGGAACAAGTAGTATTTCTGTTACAGGTGTTGCTACAGTTACTGGTGTGACTGAGGGTCAATTACCAAAACAGGGAACAACTGGTGTAACTACATCATCAACTGGCGGTAACTTTTTTAATGCATCAGATTTAACATTAATAACAACTCCTTTTGAAAAATCTCTTGATAATGCATTGTTTACTGAGTTACCAAAAGATAATATATCTGATGTTGACATATCAAGTGCAACTTTAAATATAAGAAAAACTTTTGATGTTACTATTGATGCATCAAATAATCAAATGAGTGCTGCAGTCTCTGCAGGTACTAATGAAACATTTTTACCTTTTGATGAAGAAAGATATTCATTAGTAAGAAAATTTGATGGTGTAACTGAAGTATTAACGTCGGATAAATTTACTTTTACTAATGGTAATGGTTCTCTTCAAATAAAAAATGTTGGATCAGATCTAAGTGCTAATCAAGGTGCTACTTTAGTCGCTACTCTTGCAAAAACTAATCCAAAAGCAAAAGTAAAAAGAAAACAAAGAGTTAACAGCATCACCGTTACAAAATCTAAAATTGAAGGATCAGGGAGTGGTGGAACAACACTAAATGATGGATTAGAGTTTGGAAGTTTCCCATTTGGAACTCGTGTTCAAGACAAAAAAATATCACTTAACACTCCAGATGTTCTTGATGTGTTAGGTATATTTGAGTCCACAACTACAAGTGATGCGTCTGCACCTAAACTAACATTGTCTTCCATTGATAGTGCTGCTGGAAAAACGTCAGACATGATTATTGGTGAAAAAATAAAAGGATTAACATCGGGTGCAATTGGTGTATATGCTGAAAGAATAAGTGATACGCAAATTGCATTTTTACCATCCAATGGAAATGAGTTTAAAGAGACTGAAGCAGTTCAATTTTTAGAATCAAATATTAGAGCTGTTGTTAATACAATCGATGTGCCAAGCAAAATTGTAACAAATAATTATAAATTTAATACTGGTCAAAAAGCAACATTTTACAATCATGGATTTATTACAAGGGTAAAAGATGCTGACGAACCTACAAAAAGATTAAAGATTTATTTTAAAAATGCATATTTTGAATCATCAGATGATGGAGACGTAACAATCAAAAATTCATATGATGGATTAGACTATAAAAATGATATTAGATCAATAAATGGTATTAGAAACACAGATTTGATTGACATTAGACCAAGAGTTTCTGAATATACTGTTTCTGAAAGCACCAGATCACCATTAGAATTTTTAGGAAGAACGTTCAATGCAGATGGAAGTTCAGCTGCAAATGTTTTGGCTTCTGATGAGTCAATATTACTTGATTTCTCTTTCTATCTTGGAAGAATTGATAAAATATATTTAACGAAATATGGTGAACTCTTAGTATCTCAAGGAGCACCCGGTGAGGATCCAGACAAACCAGTTGCAATTGATGACGCTTTAGAAATAGGTGAGGTAAATTTACCACCTTATCTTTTTGATGTATCAGATGCCTCAATATCTTTCTTGAAACATAAGAGATATAGAATGAAAGATATCCGTAAGTTAGAGGATAGGATAAAGAATCTTGAATTCTATACATCACTATCTCTGCTTGAAACGGCAACTGCAAACTTATTTGTAACTGATGAAAATGGTTTAAACAAATTTAAATCTGGATTTTTTGTTGATAATTTTACATCATTCTTACCACAAGAAACTGGAGTTAAATTAAAAAATAGTATTGATACATTTCAAAAAGAGGCAAGACCAACACATTATACAAATTTAGTTGACTTACAATTAGGGCCTGTTGAAGGACAGAATAATATATTTAACGGTGCAGATCCTGAAGGCACAGATATTAAAAAAACTGGTAATATTATTAGTTTAGACTATGATGAAACCGTATTTTTAAGTCAACCCTTTGGAACAAGATCAGAGAGTGTCACACCTTTTATACTTAATTTTTGGAAGGCATCACTAGATTTGATACCTGCATCTGATACATGGGTTGATACTGTAAGATTAGAACCAAAAATAATTCCAACAGAAGGTAATTACGCATCAACTGTTGCTGAAGCTGAGAGAACTCAAGGATTTGATCCACAAACAGGATTAACAGACATATTATGGAATGGTTGGCAAACTGTTTGGACAGGAACTGAAACTGAAACTCATACTCACTCTCCAAGAACAACTAGAAGAGAACAGGGTGGTTTTGAGATTACTGAAACAACTCAAGATGTTTTCACTAGCACTTTTAGAACTGGGACATCAACAAGATCTGGAACGAGACAACTAATTACAGAGACATTTGATCAAGAATCTGTAGGTGATCGAACTGTAAGTAAGGAAGCGATTCCTATAATGAGATCTAGAAACGTTACTTTTGAAGGTAAAGGATTTAAACCACAAGCAAGATTATATGCATTTTTTGATGGTGTTAATGTTACAAAATATTGTACACCAAAATTATTAGAGATCACTATGAAATCTGGTGTATTCCAAGTTGGAGAAACTGTGACTGGCACAGTGACATCTAATCAAAATATTTCATCAGATCCTGCTAAAATAACATTTAGAGTTGCAAATTCAAATCATAAAGAGGGGCCGTTCAACTCTCCGACAAGGATTTATGCAAAAAATCCATATACAACAAGCACAGCAGTAACTGCGTTAGAAACTTATTCTGGCACACCCGGATTTGTTCAATTAACTGGTGCAAGTGCGTCTGTTATACCATCTACGTATTCATCAACATCAACCACATTAAATATTGATTTAGCATCATTAGCAGAACAACCACAAGGTGATTTCTTCGGTAGAGTTGAAACTGGTATGATATTGAAAGGTGGAACCTCCGGTGCTGAAGCTGAAGTGTCAGATGTAAGATTAATTTCAGACTATGCAGCGTCGATGCAAGGTAGTTTCTTTATTCCAAATCCAAACATTGATGTTAATCCAAAATTTGAAACTGGTAAAAAAGTATTTACTTTAATTGATGACACTCAAAATAGAATCAGTGAGGCAACAACCAGTGCCAAGGAAAATTTTGAAGCATCAGGTGTTATAGAAACAGTTCAAGAAAACATCATATCAGTAAGAAATGCAAAAGTAGAAACACTTGGTGTCAATCAATCAAGATCTGCTAGACAATTTGCTGGTCGAACTCAAGAGACTGTTTTATTAAGAAGAGAAGTATCTGAGATTGATGATTGTGATCCTTTAGCTCAATCATTCTTTGTTAATGAAGAGACTGGTGTGTTTGTTACCAGTTGTGAGGTCTATTTTGAAACTGTTGATGATTCTGGTCTTCCAGTTCAATTAGATTTAAGAACAATGAAGTTGGGAACACCCACTCAAGAAGTGCTTCCATTCTCTCAAATAAACTTAGATCCTGATCAAATATCAACTTCAACAAACGGAACTGTTGCGACCAAATTTACATTTAAGTCTCCTGTTTACCTATCACCCGGAACTGAATATGCGATATGCATGTTATCAGCATCTGCAAAGTATAGAGTTTTCATATCAAGAGTTGGTGAAAATGATTTAGTTACTGATGAATTTGTTTCAAATCAACCAACATTAGGATCTTTATTTAAATCACAAAATGCTTCGACTTGGGAACCAAGTCAGTGGGAAGATTTGAAGTTCCTTCTTAACAGAGCTGAGTTTGTCTCTCAAGGAACAGTTGAAATTTATAATCCAATATTATCTCAAGGTAATGCACAAATACCAAAATTACTTCCAGATTCAATAAACCCAATCTCTAAGAAAATTAGAGTTGGTATATCATCAGCGTTTAGTGGCAAGGCAAATGATGTTCATCCAAATATTGGAAACACTATATCACAGGATAACTCAGAAGCAACTGGTAATCTAGTTGCAACTGCTGGTATTGCAACTGGAACATTGACTGTATCGAGAGTGGGTTTAGGATATACTCCCGCAAATGGAACTGCTGGTGGTAGTGGGAAAACTGTGACAGGTGTGGCTCTTACGACAGTGACAGGTAGTGGTCGAGATGCACAGGCTACAGTTGTTTATAATGAGGGATCTGTGGTTTCGGCAACCATCACTGGGGGTGGTGAGGGTTATTCGGTTGGCGATGTTCTAGGAATATCAACAGATTTGGGTATTAATGCTAGATTAACAGTTGCATCTATTGGTAGCACAAGTGAATTAGTTCTTGATAATGTTCAGGGAGAGTTTGCGGTAGGTTCTGGAAACTTACTATTTGCAGGTGCTGTTGCAGGTGTTACAAGTGCAATAACAGGTGCTGGTGGAAATACAGGTGCTTCAATTCCTACGAGTGGTATAACAACTGTAAGTGATGGTCTTCATATTCTTGTTAATCATAAAAACCATGGTATGCATCATCAAACAAATAGGGTCACTATTTCTGATGTTGAGAGTGATATTACACCTCAAAAACTTACAGTCGCATACGCTAACAATTCAACTGCTGCAATAACAGTTGATAGTGTTGGTATATTTACATCATTTGAAAATGTAGCAGTCGCTGCTACAAATCCGGGATACATCAAAATTAAAGATGAAATTATCAAATACACTGGAACCTCTGGTAGCACATTGACAGGAATCACAAGACAACAAGATTCCACATTAGCAAAAAATTATGTGATCGGTGATTTAGTATCCAAGTATGAGTTGGGTGGTGTCTCTCTTCGCAGAATCAACTTAACACATAATCTAGGAGATGTGACCGATTCAAATCCAATCACTTTAGATTCTTATAAGATAAAACTTGATATGGGTTCAAATGGAATTGGTAGAACATCAACTACAGCTGCTAGTTTCCCTCCTCGTTTATTCAACGATAAGTCTAAATCCACTGGTGGTTTAGATATAAGAGCAACACAAAATATGCCATTTGAAATCATAACTCCAATCGTACAGAATACAACTGTTCCCGGAACAAATTTAAGTGCTCAAATAAAAACTGTAAGCGGAACAAGTATAAATGATGGATCAGGAACTGGATCTGATTTACCATTTACAGTTCAAGAAGTTGAAGATGTGGCATTAAACGCAGTGAATTACTTGAATTCTCCAAGAATTATTGCGTCAAGGGTGAATGAAACTAATAATGCTACTATAACAGTTCTTCCGGGTGATAGATCATTTAATATGAGTTTGAATTTAGGATCATCTGATTCTCGTGTTTCACCAATAATTGATACTGAAAGAATTAGTGCTATACTAACATCCAATAGAATTGATAAATTAATAAGTGATTTTACGACTGATAATCGCGTAGATACACTGGAGGATGATCCTTCAGGTGCTCAATATATTTCAAAAGAAAATGTATTAGAAACATCAGCGACATCTATTAAAATTATTTTAGATGCACATATTAATGAGTACAATGATATTAGAGCATTTTATGCAATCGCTGAGAATCCCGGAACTGAACCAATATTTGTTCCGTTCCCCGGATTCAATAATTTGAATGAAAGAGATCAGATTATCTCTGTAGAGAAAAGTGATGGTAAAACAGATACATTTGTCCCACCATCACCAGTAAGAGGATTCCATCCTGATAATTTAGAATATAAAGAGTTAGTATTTACAGCAAATGATCTTCAAGCATTTAGATCATTTAGAATTAAATTTGTTATGACTTCAACTAATCAGGCTTATGTTCCTAGAATCACTAATCTAAAGGTGATTGCCCTAGCATAATGGATTACATTAAAGTAAAAAATCATGAAAATTTAATTAGAGATTCAAAATCTAATTTCATTGTTAATACAAATAAGTCTGAATATGATGAGTATATTGCTCGTCGCAAACAAAAACAAAATGAAAAAAATAAAGTTGAAAATCTTGAAAGAGATTTGTCAACTCTTAGAAATGAAATTACTGAAATCAAAGATATGTTAAGGAGTTTGGTAAATGGCAACTAAAAAAATAACTTTTGATCCAGAGGCAGGAGTTGCATATCCATGCGACTTAATTATGAATGTCGGTGCAGATTTCAGTGCGACTTTTAATATTGTTGACACAGCAAATACTGGATTTAATTTTTCAACTACTAATTCAGTCGGATTGAATACTGTGAGTGGATGGACGGGATCATCTCAAATGACAAAAAGTACAGCGATTGGATCAACTGCTTTTCCTGTAGCTACATTTTCAGTTGGTATTGATACAACTCCATCTAGTGGATATGGATTAACCATATCATTAGGATCAACAGATACTAGAAGTGTGAAAGCAGGTC